GCTCCAACGGCAGCGGCGGCTCGCTCGCTGGCGCTGCGGCGTACGGTGGTCTCGCGTACGCTGGCGGCACCATCGCGCTCGGCGCTGCCACTGGCGCGTCGCTCGCGTCTGCGGCTGGCGGCACTGCCATCGGTGGCGCGGTCAGCGGTGGTGTCGGCGCGGCTGCGGCGCTCGGACCGGTGGCCATCGCGCTCGCGGTCGCCGCCATCATCGACATGATCAGCGGTGGCAAGCTCTTCGGCACTCGCTACCGCGCCGAGGACAGCGGCACCACGTTGTCTGTCGGTCCGCAAGGTGGCGACGCCAGCGCGTACCTCTCCGAAGTGCGTCAGCGCTCGTTGTTCCGTGGTCGTCAGTGGCGCACCACGTCGGTCGATCCTGGCGACGAGGCGCGACAGGCCGCGTCCGACCTGTTCAACTCCATCAACGACGTGATGGTGCGCGCGGCGCAGTCGCTGAAGACCGAAGCTCCCGAGATGATCGAGGCTGCGATCCGCACGGTCACCGAGTACGACAAGAAAGGCAAGGTCAAGGCGACGAAGATCTTCGTCGACGTAATCGGTCGTACGTGGGAGGAGGCGACCGCCGATCTTGCGGCCACGCGCATCGCTGCCGAAGGCATCATCAAGACGATCGACACCGTCATGGGCGGCGTCGCCACCGAAGTCGCCGAGCGCTGGCGCGGCGATGCCGAGGCGCTCATGGACGGCGCGCGCCTCATGCTCGCAGCGAGCGTGGACATTCGCGAAGGCGCGTCTCTGCTCGGCGAGGGCTCTTCGCTCACGCAAGTCGTGGACTTCGTGGAAGACATGGCGCGCGCCGGCGAGCCGCTGGTGGACACGTACACGCGCCTCGTGACTGCGACGCGGCTGCTGGAGGACGCCACCGGCCTGCTCGGCGTGACGATGGACCTCAACCGCCAAGAGTTCGTCGAGTTCGCTGCCGACATCGCCGACGCGGCTGGCGGTATCGACGAAGCCTCGCGTCTATGGAACCGGTTCTTCAACGGGTTCTTCTCGCAGAGCGAACTGTTGTCGCGACAGGTGGAGCGCCTCGGAGCTGCTTCCTCGAACCAGCTCACCGCGCTCGGTCTCGATCCCGACATCACGCTGCGCGAGTTCCGCGAAGCCTTCACCGCGGCCATGCCGACGCTCACCGACGACGAAATCGTGCAGTGGCTCCGCGCCGGCGACGCGCTGCTGGCGTTCACGGAGGTCAGCGAGCAGTACGCGAACTCGCTCGGCGTAGCGACCGACGAAGTCAGCGGTCTCGGCACCGACTTCTATCGGGCGATGCGGTACATCATCGACAGCGGGAACGCTGCCGCCGAGGCTGCGACCGAGGCCGGTGCCGGTGAGGCGCGGCTGGCGTGGATTCACATGCAGACCGCGCGACAGGTGTCCGCCGCCATCGACATCCTCCAGCAGCGTACGCGCGATCTCATCGCTCGGCTCTACGGTGGCGTGCCGGGTTCGCTGGACGCGATCAATGCGCGCATCGCTGAGCTGGAAGGTTCTGGTCGCGATCTCGGCGATGGTGTCGGCGGCGTCACGCGCGCCACGGACAACCTGTTCGCGCGCTGGCAGCGCGGTCTGGAGAACATCCAGAAGTTCCTCGATTCCATGCTGCTCAATACGCAGCTCACGACGCTCACGCCTGAGCAGCAGATGCGCGAAGCCGCTGCGCAGTACGCGTCGGCACTGACTGCGGCGCGCGGCGGCGATGCGACGGCGCTCGAGAATCTGCCACAGCTCGCGCAGCAGTACCTCACGCTCGCTCGTTCGTTCTTCTCGAGCGGCGACGACTACACTGCCATCTTCGAGCAGATTCGCGACGACCTGCGCAGCGTCAGCGGCGTGACCCTGCCCGGTGGTGAGCTCGGCGGGCCGAACACGGTACAGCTCGTTCCGTCCGACGAACTGCGGCAGCTCTACGCAGCGCGCGACGCGGCCACTGTGCAGCAGGACGCGATCAATCGCACGCTCCTGGCCATGGACCTGTCGGCCAACCTGCGTGACCTCGCTGGTGCGCTGGACATCAGCGTTCTTCAGCTCGCGGAAGACATGGGCGTCAACCTCCAGATGCTCGCGTCCGACCTCGGCGTGAACCTCGAGGACCTGAACGCGCAGAGCGTCGAAGCGCTCGCGGCGATGGCTAGCGGTCTCGGCATCAGCCTCGAAGAGCTCACCGACGCGCTCGGCATCTCGCTCGTGGATCTCGGGTCTGGTGTCGCGGAGCTGGCTGCGTCTGTCGGCATCAATCTCGAGGAGCTGACTGCGGAGTCGGCGCTCGGACTGGCCGAATTGGCACAGGGCCTCGGCGTCGATCTCAGCGAACTGGCCACCTCGCTCGGCGTGGACCTCGGCGACCTCGCCGACAAACAGTCGCTCATGAACGACGCGCTGGAAGGCGCGATCAACAGCCTGCCCGAGGAGCAGCGCGACCGGCTGCGCCCGCTGCTCGCCGCAGTCGAGGACGCTGTCACGGAGGCGGATGCGAACGCTGCTCTGGCCGCGCTGGAAGCCGAGGTGTCCGATCTCGCGCCCGCGCTGCGCAACGCACTCGCTCCGTACTTCGACAACATCGACCCGTCGTCCGCAGACCCCGATGTTCAGGAACTCATGGAGGCGAACGACTGGCTCCGTCAGCTCCTCGCCGCTACGCGCGACGTCGCTGCCGCCATTCGCCGCGAGAACGCTCCCGCGCCTGCCACTGCTACTCCGCCGGGATACGCCGGTGGTGCGTCGATGGTCACGCGCGACGGTCTCGCCACCATTCACGCCGGCGAGATGGTCATCGATCCGGAGACGGCCGGCGATCTGCGTCGCTACGGCATCGAAGTTCGCGGCGGCGACGGTGCGGTGGTCGCCGAACTGCGCACGCTCCGCTCGACCATGGTGGCGCGCGGCGTGGGGACCACGCGCGGCGAAGACGACATCAAGCAGAAGCTCGACGAATTGCTGAAGGAGGCCGCGGTGTCGAACAAGCTCATGCGCGACTGGATGTTGCGCGACGGTAGTGGGAGGCGCTGATCATGGCTCGTCGAGTACTACTCGCCGAGGTCGGCGAACGCACGCTCTGGGACCGGACTCGCTTCGGCGGCAACAACGCCGGCGGCGCGAGCGGACAGACGATCTACTTCAACTCGCCGAACCTCGAGGTCGCGAAGAACGCTTATCGCTTCGCGGGCATGCTCTACCCGGATGTCGGTAACGTCTTCAGCATCACTCCGCGTGCTGGTGGTCGGCTGTTGTTCGCGGTACGTGCGACGACGCTTCAGGACAATGGAGCGTACATCGGGGTCTGTACTCAGGCGTTCGGCGTAGACACCGTTCCCGGCTTCAACGGTTCTGGCTCGCCGGACAACGAGTCGTGGTCGATCCATACTGGAGGCTTCAGCGCGGGAGCGGGCGCGTCGTATCACGGCGGGGTCAGTGGTGGCGGGTACACCGGTACGAGCATGCTGACTGGCGAGTACGTTCTCGTTGCCGTAGATCTCGATCAAGGCAAGATCTGGTTCGGGAAGGCGACGGACATCGGCGGCGCACCGACGTGGTTCTACAGCGGTAATCCGTCCACCGACACTTCGCCGAAGTACACGAACCTCCTGACTGCCGGTAGCATCACCGACAATCGTTCGACGCTGCTCCCTGGTACGAAGCGAGCGTTCTACATCGTGGCCAGCGCGCAGGACCCGAACAGCATCGTGCACCTCGTGACCGACGAGCCGTCTCTCAGGTCGTGGCTCCCGACTGGGTTCACGCCATGGGGCGAGCTCGGATATTTCGGGAGCGAAGGCTACACGTCGCGCGAGACCGACACGCCGAAGAGCCGGTACTACGATGGCCGCATCGCTGACGACGCCGACCCGGTGTATGAGCGAACCGTTTCGGTGGCGCAGTGGAACACCGGCGGCAGCGGCGGCGCGCCCATCGGCACGTTCGACCTCGAGAATCCGGACGGTGGATTGGACGCGTTGCTGACGTACGTCGTCCGCGACGCTCCCATTCGCTGGCGGCTCGGCGACCCGGCTGCTTCGCTGTCCACGTTCACCGATGTTGGATACGGTGTCGTCGAGACCATCGAAGTCGCTGACGAATCGCGGCTCACCGTCGTGACCAAGGACACGCTCGCCGTGGTGGACGCGCCGTTGCAGTCGACGGTCTTCCCGAGCGACGTACCGAACGCGCAGCTCGTCGGACGCGCGCAGCCGGTCTGTCTCGGCGAGTGCGTCTTCGTGCCGCTGACCACGTACTCTCCGGCGAATGCCGACTACGTTGTGTCCGACGACGCGGTGAGCGTGACTGCGCTGCGCGATCAAGGAGTCGCGATCAGCGTCGGTACGGGCTGGAACTTCACCACCATCGCCAAGGACAAAGGGTTCGGCATCCGCCGACAGACGAATCCGGCTGGGAAGCAGTGCGCGCACGTCGTAGGGTTCGCTACGAACCCGGCCGCTACCGACGCGCTCGGCGGTATCGGGCTGTTCACGAACTGGACTGGAGACAACCCGAACGGATGGACGACGAGCGAGGTGGCTCCGAACGCCATCATCACGCAGACCGTGGCCGGTGAGTGTCGATTCTTCCGCAACGACGCGGTGAACGCGCCCAACATACTCACTGCGACTCCGCCCCTCACTGTTGGGAAAGCGTACATCTACGAAGTCACGTGTACGAACTACGTGAGCGGTTCCATCAACTTGAACCTCGGTGGAGCCAACCGAGCGCGCGTCGATCGCGCGGGAACTTTTCGTGGCGCTTTCGTCGCTGCCACCGGCAACGTCTGGCTCTTGGCGAATATCGTCAACCCGACAGATCTTCGCATCGACAACCTGCGAATCTACGAGCTGAGTACCGTCGATCGCGTGAACACCATGGTCCCGCATGTTTTGCAGCGTCGTATGTCCCTGCCCGCGTCGTCGTTCGATCAGGCCTCGCTCGACTCGCTGAACACTGCGGCGTCCTACGCTCTCGGGTTCTACACCGATCAATCCGGCTACCGCGCGTACGATCTGCTTCAGGCCATCGCTCGTTCGTTCACTGGTGGCGTATGGGTTGATCGTCTGAACAAGATCAAGATGGGTCGTCTCGTGGCGCCGACGCCGGGCGCATCCGTCGCCACCTTCACCGACATCGAGCTCGTCGGCGACGTGCTCGTCGCGTACGACCTCGCGCCGGGTTTGTCGGATCGTCTCGCCGGCGAGGAGAACTACGCTGTTCACACAGAGGGCGAGATCGCCGGCTCGATCTATTCGTCGGATCGCCCACTGGTCGAAACGCTGAAGGCGAAGTATCAGCTCATCCGCCAGACCGCGACGCCGCTGAACGGCATGTACTCGCACGCCAAGAAAGCGGAGCCGACGCCGACCTTGATCACCGACGCCACGAACCTGCAGACCGAGGCGACGCGTGTCGGTGGTCTGTGGAGCGTGCCGCGCCGGTTCTTCAAGTTCGCTGCTTCGGTGGACGGCGGTACCGGTTACCTGTACGAGCCGTTCACCGTCGTGACGCTGCAGACTGACCGTTACGGGCTGAACGCCGGACTGCCGGTGGTTCTCGTCTCGATCCGCAGTCGCTTCCTCAGCGATGTGGTCGAGTTCATCGCTTGGGGATAACGACATGTCGCTCATCTCGCACGAAAACTACGCTGACGTCGCCACGCTGACGTCGCCCGACACCATCGACAGCCTCAACCCGTTGTCGAACCTCAAGGACCCGCGGCTGGCCAAGGTTGCGCGCACGAGTGTGCTCGCAACGTGGCCGAGCCAGCTCCGCGTTCGCGTCGATCTGGGAACTTCGTACACTCAGCGCCCGGTTCGCGTGCTCGCGTTCCTCGCTATCGCTCAGCAGTGGGGCGCGTGGGGCGCGGGCTCCATTCAGGCGCCGAGCCTGACGTACTCGCTGTCGAACACCGGGTTCGGTATCGCTACCATCGGCGGTGGAACCATCGCGTTCGCCGATCGCGCGTTCGAAGCGATTCCCAAGAACTTCATTCATGTGTTCTCGTCGGACCAGGTCGGTCGCTACTGGGAAGTCTTTCTGACCATGGACCTCGGCTCGCTGTTCGCGAGCGCGCAGGCTGGTCGTCTGTGGATGGGTCCGGCGTTCTCGCTGGTGGATTCGCTGAACTCCGCCGGCGTGGATGCGAACTGGTCCATCGACCACGTCGATCCGTCGGTCGTGCGGCGCTCGCGCGGTCAGCAGGTCTACGTTGACGAGAAGCCGCGCTACCGCGTACTGAACTTCTCCGTCAGCAACATTCCGCGCCAGTTGATGTTCGGCGATAACGCGAGTCCGTATCTGAACGCGTGGCGTTCGCTGCAAGAAATCGTGCTGACTGCCGGCGTCTCCAGGGAGATCATCACAATTCCGCGCGACATGACGCAGGTCGGTGGCGTGAGGCAGTTCGTCAACCGAACTGGCATCTACGGTTATCTCACCGGTCAGCCGAAGGCGCAGCATCAAGGTGGCGACCTATACACCATGTCATTCCAAGTTCAGGAGGCACGCTGAGGAGCACGCCATGAGCAACGAAGAGCGCCGGCGGAAAGACGCTCTCCAACAAATCGTGGATGGTGTTCACGGTCCGCCGCTACGCAGTCACGTCACAGACCACGCTATCGTTCGCTATCTGGAAAGGTACGTCGGCCTTGACATCGAGTCCATCAAGAGAGCTATGCTGTCGGGAGGTAGGGACGAACTCATCGCTTCAATGAAAACTGGAAAAGTCCCGATAAGTGATGGCGTGAAACTGGTCGCGCTGAAGGGTACGGTCATAACGGTAATCGGTCCGAAGGAGTAACGTCATGGGCATCACCAAAGAACCTGAGGCCGCGATCCGTGCGTTGCTCGGCGCCACGCTGAGCCGCATCTTCACGGTCCAGAACCGCACGACGAAGGCTCCGGTCAACTTGACCGGCTGGAGCCCAGAGCTCGCCGTATTCGACAAGCGCGGCGGCACCGGGCTGTTCGTGTTCAACTCGTCGAACGGGCTCACGATCCCGACTCCGTCCAACGGGCAGATCGTGCTCAGCGCGTTCATCCCCGCCACCGGGTTCGCGCTGCCGGTCGGCGTGTACTGGCACCGGCTGCGGCTGACGTCTGGTCCCACGTCGGTCTGGCCGCTGTTCCCCGGCGACTTCAAGGTGGAAGCACAATGAACGAAGAGCTTGCCATCATCATCGAGTCGCCGCTGGCAGTGCTGGTGTCGCTGGACGATGGCGACATCGGCGTCGGTGTGGAAGCAGACGTCGAAGTCGTCGTCCAGAACTCCGGGCCTCCGGGCGCGCCGGGCACTGGCAGCGGGTTCCTTCACACGCAGAGCGTCGCATCTGCGTCGTGGATCGTCAATCACAATCTGGGATATAGGCCGCTCGTCACGGTCTACAGTCCGGGAGGCGAGATCGTCATCGCTCAAGGCACGCACGCGAGCGTCAATCAGTACATCGTCTCATTCAACAGCCCGCAGACCGGGTTCACCCGCTGCACCTAACGAGGAGTCGCAGTCATGACGCAGAAGGTTCTCTCCACTCTCGAGCTCGTCGGCAACGCCACGGTCACCGGTCTGCCGGCTCCCTCCGCCGCCAGCGACGCGACGCCGAAGTCGTACGTCGACGCGCTGATCAACTCGCTCAACTGGAAGGACGACTGCCGCGCGGCGTCCGCCGCCAACATCAACCTCGCGTCGCCGGGCGCGACGATCGATGGCGTGTCCATGGCGCTCAACGACCGTTTCCTGGCGAAGGACCAGAGCACCGCGAACCAGAACGGCATCTACGTCTGGAACGGCGCGGCTTCGCCGGCCACGCGCGCGGCGGACGCCGACGCCTTCGACGAGCTGGAAGGCGCGCGCGTTCGCGTCACCGAAGGCACGACGAACGCGAACACCGACTGGGTCCAGACGCAGGTCAATGGCGTCATCGGAACGAACACCGTCACCTTCCAGTCCGCCACCGGCAGCGCGCCGGCAGCGACCGAGACTGTTTCGGGTATCGCGGAGATCGCGACGCAGGCCGAAACCGACACCGGTACCGACGACACGCGGATGCTCACTCCGCTGAAGGGGAGGAACGCGTCGTGGCTGCCGAAGTCGTTCAAGGCGAACATCGGCGACGGTTCGTCCACGCAGCTCACCGTCACCCACAACCTGAACACGCGCGACGTTCGCGTGCAGGTGTGCCGCAACGCGACCCCGTGGGACACGATCCTCTGCGACGTCGAGCGCGACACCGTGAACTCGGTGGTGTTGCGGTTCGCCACCGCGCCGACGGCGGGTCAGTTCCGCGTGCTGGTCACGTCGGTGCCGTAATCGGAGAGCAGTCGTGAAAGACCTCAGCCAGGGTTCAAGCCGCGCAGTTCGTGTGATCAGCGCTTCACCAAGCGCCAATCAGAACGACTACACGCCTACGGGATGGACGCTTCCGAGCGTTCGTCGCTTCCTTCGACTCACGCCGACCGCGTCGGTCGTCATCACTGGTCTGGGAGCGCTGAACGACGGCGATCTGGTCACGGTCCTCAACTCGAGCACTTTTCTGGTGGTGCTCGCGTCTGAGAATGCTTCTTCGCTTGCGGCCAATCGTTTCGACCTAACGGAAGGTGCCGAGCGCGGGCACTGTCTGCTCGCGCCCGGCTGCTCACGCGACTTCATTTACGACGGATCGACTTCGCGCTTTCGACCCATCGCTGAAGGGTTCGTCCTCGGTCGCTTCAAGAACCGCGTCAGCATCTATCCGGGTAGCGGTACCGCGCCGCAAGCGATTGGACTACCGTTCACTTCGCAGGGAGGAACCATCTCGCATCCGGCGCAGGCGGCTGGAAGTTACCGCGCTCAGCTCCGTCGCTGGCGCGGCGCGACTGGCGGGACTGCGGGAACGCAGGCCGGCTCTCGCGTCGCGCTCGGTACGGTCTGGAGAGGAAGCGCCGCGGGACTCGGCGGCTTTCTGTGTCGATACATCTGGGGATACTCGGCGCTTCCCGCTGCGGTGGATTCGAGCTTCACTGGTCTGCTCGGTACTTCTGCAGCACCGGGTAACGTCGACATCAGTACGCTCACGAACGTGCTCGGCTGGGGGAAGGACGCCGCCCAGACGACGCTTCGCCATCTGGTGAACGATGCGGCGGGAGCGTGCGTGGCCACCGACCTCGGCGCGAACTATCCGGTGAACACGACCGCGGTGTACGAAGGTGCTATCTACAGCGAAGCGAACGGTTCCCGCGTGTCGTTCGCGTTGTGGCGGCTCGACGACTTGACCGTTACGCCGAACGTTCGCGATGCCTCCACCGACATCCCCGCGAACACCGTGTTCCTCGCCCACCACTCGTGGATCTGTAATCGCGCGGGCGCCGCCGATTACCAGATCGAGACCGCGCTGATCGATCAGGTGGTGCCGTGACATGCCCGCGTCGATCGCACAATCAGTAGAGTCCGCTAACGTCGCCAGCGCCACGACGATAGCGGCCACGCTCGCTTCGGCGGTCGTAGTCGGAAACGCTCTGTGGGTCTGTGTCCGAGCGCCTGCCAGCGTGGTCATCACCGTCGACGACAATCTTGGGAACGTTTACACGGAGCGAAATAGCGTCACCGAAGTCGGTACCGGACAGCATCTTCGGCACTTCACGGCGCCGGTAACGTCGGGAGGGTCTTGTACGATCACCGCAACCTACGCCAGCGCGCAGGCGAACCGCGGAATTCTTGCGGTGGAGGTGACGGGTCTTCGCAGCGGAGCGAGTGTGTTCGACGGTTCTGCGGCGGTCACCGACACCGGGTCCGACCCGACGCCCACGATGACCGTCACGAATACGTTTCAGCCCGCCATCGCGCTGGCGCTATGTAACGACGTTCAAGGAGGTACTCCTGCCGTCGGATCCGGGTACACGAACGGCGGAATCGTGTGGTCTACGGTGTCCGTCGCTCGCTGGCAGTACCGCGCGATATCGAACGTCGGGGCGCAGACCGCGAACTTCGGAAACGCTGGACTGAATAGAAACAACGCGGTAATGGTGGTCTTTCTGGAACCCGCGCCGGTGTTCACTCCGTACGTGGTCTACGACGCTAACGGCAACGTGGTCTACGACGCAGGTTCCAACGTCGTCTCACACGATCGAGCAGCCTAGGGGTACTCTAGAGATGGTAGCGTTTTCGCAATTCGTAGACTATAAGGATCACGTCCAGTTCGCGCTGGCGTGCATCGGCATCCTCGGCGCACTCGTGGCGTTCGCACGATGGGTCGGTGTGCCGCGCGCGTACCGCCGCGCCGCGCGCGTGACGACCGCGCTCCTGAAGATGCCGGAAGACCTGCGCTGCATCTACAGCGAGCTTCAGGTCAACGGCGGTAGAACGCTGCGCGACGCGGTGGTTCGCATCGAACAGGCTGTCCACGATCAGCAGAACGCTCTGCTGGCCACCGACCAGAAGCTCGCCATGATCGCCGACGCCAGCGAGAATCGGCGCGGCTGCTTCGAGACCGATTCACAAGGACGCCGCACGTACGTCAGTATCGGCTACAGTCGGCTCGTTGGTCAGCCGGCGTCCGAGAGCCTCGGAACGAGCTGGATCCACAGCGTTCACCCCGAGGACCGCGAGCGCGTACTGGAGGAGTGGAACGCCAGCGTCGCGGGTGAGCGCTCGTTCGACATGACGTATCGCAAGATCAATGGTGATCACGTGTTCTGGGTGAATACCAGAGCGACGCCGGTACGCGACGCCAACGGCAAGATCACTGGATGGTTCGGCGTCGTAATCGTCATTGAAGGAGAACATCATGAACCGCATCACTGACTTCATCGGCAAGCTCCGCGTCTCGCCGTGGGTCGTCCTCTGCGTGCTCGGCGTGCTGCTCGGCGTCTGGCTCATCGACGCGCAAGGGTACGTGGAGCGCTGGATCGGCTCCGTTCTGCAGGCCGCGAGTGGTGGCCTTCTCGGGTTCTGGTTCAGTCGCCGCGTCTGCCGCCTGAACCTGAGTAGTATCGCCGACGAGCGAACGCGCGCCATCGCCGGTCTCGCGCAGGCGCTGGTCGTCGCTGCCGGTATGCTCGCCGTGACGGTGGCGGTATGAACGCGCTCATCGCGGTGTTCATGCTGCTCGCCACGACGCTGGTGTCAGCGCAGACCGTTCCCGCCGCTGCGCTGACTTGGCAGCGAACACTCATTCGCGAGGCGCAGAGCACCATCGGCGTGAGCGCGCCGGCGGCCACGCTCGCCGGTCAACTCCATCAGGAGTCCGGCTGGCGCAGCGACGCGCGCAGTGCTGTCGGCGCACAAGGACTGGCGCAGTTCATGCCTGCGACTGCTGAGTGGATCGCGACGGTGAAGCCGAAGCGCCTGTCGCCCGTCAACCCGCTGGACCCGCGATGGTCCATCATGGCGCAGATGGAGTTCATGGCGTTCCTGCTTCGGCGCAATCCGGGCGCGACCGAGTGTGATCAGTGGGCGTTCGCGCTCAGCGCGTACAACGGCGGCGAAGGCTGGCTCCGCAGAGACCAGCGCGCGGCGATCGCCGCTGGTCGCGACCCGCTGCGGTGGTTCTCGCACGTGGAGGCGACGCCGGACAAGCGACGCGCGCCGCAGTTCGTTCGCGAGAACCGTGACTACCCGCGCCGCATCATGCTGCGCCATGCTCCACTCTACTCGCGCTCCGGCTGGGGACGTGCCGTGGCGTGCGGGAGCGTGTCATGATCACCGCGAAAGTCTACCTCTGGATCGGCATCGTGGCGTTCGCGATTCTGCTCGGCGTCGGCGTCTGGGACTGGGACCGCGAGCGGCTTCAGGCGCAGTTCGACGCCGGCGTCGCGAAGGCGCAGAAGGAGTGCGAGGAATCCAAGGCCGAAGCCGAGGACCAGGTCGCCGACGACGTCGCGCAGAAAGAAGCCGCTGCGGAGGCCGCTGCCGCCGAGCGTGAGAAGAAGCTCGACGAGGCGCTGGAGAAGATAACGCAGGCCTCCAGCACTGCCATCACTCTCTACAGGAAATCGGTCAATGAACTTTCGACTCTTGCCAATGGCTGTCGCGTTCCTGCTGGCCGGATGCGTGCCATCAACGAAGCCTTGGGTCATGCAGCCGCCGCCACCGAAACTGACGTGCGAGAAGTGCGCGGACAGTGAGTGTCCCGACGTGCTCGCGCCCGCTGTTCCCGTCGACGATCAAGGCGAAGGCGATCCCGACGACGTCGGCGATGCAGTGCTCGTCGGCTCGGGAACGTATCGTCGCTGTCGTGAATGCGCGATCGCGCATGAACGATGCCTCATCGACGAGACACGTGTCGGGCGCATTCGCTGGTGAGCGGTGAAGAACGCGGCTGCGCCAGTGGCCAGCCGCCGAGGCCTGCGCCAGCCGGTGCCGGCGTACTTATACAGGCGCGCCCGTGCGCCCGTACCGGCTGGCTCGCTAGGCGACCGCTGGTGGCCATAACGACCGGGTACCCTTGGCGCAGGTACCGGGTACCCTGCCAAACGAGCCCCTGCGATCGCCCTGCGAGCCGGGTAACGACCCTGGGAGCCCGCTGGCACCGGCTAACGCGCCCGGTGCGCCTGTACCGGCCTGCCGGCCGGTACGCCCGGTGCGCCTGTACCGGCCTGCCAGCGGCCAGCGCCAGCGGGCGTGCAGCGAGCCCTAAACGCATCGCGCCGGCACTGAGGCCGGCGCGATGGTGTCACGTGGAGCGCGGTGCGGTACAGGTCATTCGTCGCGCAGCCTGTCGCGCAGTTCCCCCAGCTCCTGTGCGAGCTGCTCGATGCCACTGGTCAACTCGTTCGCGCGGTCCAGACAGGCCTCCACGTCGTGCGTGGTCTGCTCGTTCGCTTCGGTAGCGGACGAGTCGCGCGCATCGTCGACTTCGGCTTCGTCGTGCTCGATGAGCCAGTCTTTGAACTCAGAGTTCATGCGAGCCCATTCCTCCGGCTCCCACTCGCGAGCCAAGTTCTTCAGTACGCGCTCCAGTCGCGGCGAGTCCACGGTGCTGATCGCGTCGCTCAGCGTACTCGTGCCGAGATGCTCGACGATGGCGTTCAGCGAGGACTGCGCCAGACCGCGAGCCAGCGCGGTGAAGAACAAGTCGCGGTTCGTGTCGTTCGCAGTGACGCCTGTCCGATTGATGATCGACGCGACGTACGCGCCCATCGTGCTGAACGGGTTGGTACGGTCGGTGTTCACGTTGTCGGTGGTGTTCATGTTGTCTGCTCCTGGTGAGTGCTGTTCAAAGGTCGTTGTTGGCGCGGCGCAGTGTGGCCGCGTACAGGTCGCCAGCGGTGATGCCGAACTTCGCGGCGATCATGGCGCTGACACGTTCGTCTTCGCGGTTGCGACGCTTGTCGTGGAACTCGTCGGACCATTCGCCGTGATCGAAGCACGAGTCGGCCTCCTCGGCGTCGTGGATCTCGCGCCAGATCGGCTCCATGATGCGACTGTACGACCGCGACGCGGTGCGCAGCATCCAGAGCACTTCGTGGCGCAGGTAGTGCGAACACACGATGGTGCCGCCGAGAATGTTCACGGTGGTGAAGCTCGGGCCGAGGGACGCGGCGAGTTCGTCGGCCTCCTTCTTCGTGAGCAGCATGGCGCGGCTGAGTGTCTCGCGCAGCGCGGTCACGTCGTGGAGGTCGCGACGCATGGTGCGGATGTTGGCGCGCAGGGCCGGCACGTTGCGAACGGTGGTGCGAGTCTTCGTGGTGTTCATGTTGTCTGCTCCTAGTGTTGGGGTCGTCGGTGCCGCTGCCACCGGGTTACGATGGCAGAGCCATCGTAGCATCTTTCACATCGCTGCAAGCGCGCGAGCAGCGGTGCAGCCGAGCGCCGCAGTGCTGAAAACAAGCTCCCAGCGATCGCCTGTCACGCTACAGGCGCGGCGCGTGCCGGTGGTACGGGCGCAGGCTGCTACAGGTGCAGCCGCTACAGGCGGGTGCAGGTTGCTACAGGTGCAGCCGCTACAGGCGGGTGCAGACTGCTACAGGTGCAGCCGATACAGGTGCAGCCGATACAGGTGCAGCCGCTACAGGTGCAGCCGCTACAGGTGCAGCCGAGTGCGAGCGCCGAGGCCTGCGCAAATCGCAGGCAAAAGAACCCGGCGCGGGGCCGGGTTCAAGGCAACGGGCGACCCGTTGCGGAGCAGAACGTTTCGCGTCACACGAACTTGATGAGGCCGCGCTTCTCGAGCTCGCGGAAGAAGACAGCGGTGCCGTAGAGCGCGCTCTCGGCGCGGACCGCAGCGGTGCTCGTGTGCTTGGACAGGATCTTCCACGCACCGTGACGACCGGTGCCTTCGCGGAACGGGTTCTCCTTGGACAGGACCCTGTACTTCTGGTCACCGCCGCGCGTGCTGCCGCTGTCGGCCTTCTTGGGCGACGCGCTCTTCGTCGCGGTCTTCTTGCCACGCGGCTCGTCGGCCTCGACCGGCTTCTGGCCGGTCTTCAGGCCGGACTTCACGGTGGCGTTCACGTTCGCGGCAGCGGTCGGCGTCAGCCTCGCCACGCGCTCGGTCGTCACGACCGGCTCCGCCTTCTTCGCCGGCGCGCTATTCGCGGTGGTCTTCTTCGCAGCAGCCTTGGCGGTGGACTTCGTGGACTTGGTCATGGTGTTCTCCAGTGCTTGGGTTGGCCGGCGACGATTCGCCGGTCCGTTCATTATACAGGCTCTTTCCCTGAAGAGGCAATCATCGCAGAAAGTCCCTGTTTTCAGTCACATCCGCGACCTACCCTGCTCGAATCCTTCTCGTCTGTGAAGACGCGCCAGTGCCGCCAGCCGCCGGGACAGTGGAATCCCCAGTCCCGCACTACAGGTCCCGTGAAGAACAAGGTCCAGCAGCCGCGCTCCACTTCCAGCCGGTGCGCAGTGCTCGGCAGCGCGCATCGCACCGCTCCCGCCGTATAGGTGCGTCGCACGTGGATGCCGCCAGCGGCGATGCGATGCTCGGTGTACGTGCCGGCCAGCATCCACGAGCACCAGACCCACGGGTGATCGTGCAGCGCGCGATCGTCGTCGCTGCGAATGAACTGGTGTAGGTACACGTTGAAGAACCTGTTCCTCGGGATGATCCACCAGCGGTACAGGTACGGGTCGTCGCCGCCCACGACGTAGTCCGGTGGCCGATTGAGCGCCACGCGAAGAAGCGCCTGCGCATAGATCCAGTTCGTCAGTCGTTGCCAGATGCTCTTCACACCCTGTGCTCCCATGCGAGTGCGGTTCTGCAGATGTGATCTAGGTCCGCGTGCTGCGGTTCCCAGCCTAGGACGTCGACGATGCGCTGAGCACGCGCAACGAGGTACGGCACGTCGCCAGCGCGCCGTCCCGCGTTGACCGTGCGTAGCGGAGCGCCATGCGCGCGCTCCACTGCTGCGATGACCTGCCTCACCGACGCGCCGCGCCCGTAGCCGCAGTTCAAGACCTCGCTGCTGCCGCCGTCGCGCAGGTACGCCAGAGCAGCGAGGTGAGCGCTCGCGATGTCCTCGACGTGTATGTAGTCGCGGACAGCGGTACCGTCTGGCGTGTCGTAGTCGGTGCCGAAGATGCCGAGCTGGTCGCTCTTGCCAGCCGCTACTTCGCAAGCGCGCTTGATGAGGTGCGTGGCGGTCTTCGTGCGCTGACCGATGCGCGCCTCGGGGTCGGCACCGGCGACGTTGAAGTAGCGTAGCGCCACGTACCGCAGATCGTGCGCCACGGCAGCATCGCGCAGCATCCACTCCGTCATGAGTTTGGAGCGCCCGTACGGGTTGCTCGGTGCCGTGGGAGTGTCCTCGCTGGCGACGCCATTCGGCACGTCGCCGTAGACCGATGCCGTAGAGGAGAACACCACGCGCTCCACGCGAGCAGAGACGCAGGCCTCCAGCAGTCTGCGCGAAGTGCAGGTGTTCGCACCGTAGTACCGCAGCGGCGAGAACACCGACTCGGGCACGACGATCTTCGCCGCCAGATGCATGACGGTATCCACGCGGTAGTCCACCAGCACGTCGCGCATGAACTCCGAGTCACCGCAGTCGGCGAACACCGGATAGCCGCCGAGCAACGACTCGGCGAAGCCAGTACTCAGGTCGTCGACTACGACCACGTCTTCGCCAGCCTCGACGAGCTGCTTCACCACGTGACTGCCGACGTAGCCGCAGCCGCCAGTCACCAGAACGCGTCCACGATTGCTCATGGCCAGTTCCTCAGCGGTCCTGGTTCACGTAGCCTGCGCCCGGTTCGGCGTCGGGCGATGCGCCAGCCTTGATCGCGTCCAGCCGACGCTCGTGCCGCTGCGCATCCTCCAACAGTACGCCGAGCACTCCCTGCGCCTCGCGCAGTTCGTCGAGCGATTCCCACGACGCCAGTAGACGCACGAGCTGCGCCTCGTTCGGGTCCAGTCGGTTGTCGGCGATGAACGCACGTACGCCACGACCGGCGTGGACGAACCGCGAGCCGATGGGATGCACGCGCCGCATCTGGACAGCCTCGATGAGCTTGACGAGGAAGTGCGAGGCCTTCATCAAGTCTTGGAGCCCGTTCTTGCGCCGCCACCGCGTCACGTACTTCGTGATCTGCCCCTCGAGATAGCGGTTCTCGAGGTGCTCAATCACGAAGTCCCAGTGCTGATAGCCGGTGCGATAGTGCAGACCGCCGACCTGCGTATCGTTCGCCTTCATTACACGAGCTCCTTCTTGCAACGGTTGCCGAGCCACTGAAGACAGGCAGCACGCCAGTCGTCAGCCTGAATGCGGAGTGCTTCGTACATCGCTTCTTTCATGTCGCCGCTCCTGTACTGCCTCCACGAGTCGTGCATCGGCGCAGCAACGTCTCTGAAAAACGGAAGTCGAAGCTCGCGGTCCTTCATGACCTGGTCCACCGGCGTACCGATCACGCGATGTACCTCGTGTTCGAACAGATCCATGAACTGTTCGCGCGGCGTCCCCGCCGGTCTTAGCGGCACCATGCGCGGCAGCGGTGCCGAGTAGACGTCTTCGGTGTCGCACGCGGCCACGATGCGCGCAGCCTGCTCGCGGCTCACGACGTGAGTGTACAGGTGCAGGTCGTTGCTCATCTGGCGGTACACGCCCATCGGCAGGCCGGTGCAGGCTGCGACGTACTCGTGGAGCACGCTCATGTGAACAGCGTTCGCGCCGAACGCTCCCCAGACGATGTCGTTGCTGCGGCAGCAGACCGTCATGTTCAGGTGCATCGACTCGGTCACGTCGAAATAGATGTGCGTATTGCAGGGAATGTCGCGACTTCTCGACAGCTCGCTCGCGTCCTCCATGGCGTCGTACATCGCGATGACCGCGCGCCGCGTGCTCGGGTCTTTTCGCAGCAGGTCCACGACGACGCGAATCTGATCGGCACCGAGCCCGCCACGCCAGCGCCATCCGTAGGCTCCGTGGAGCGTGGTGCCGTCGTCGGAGAACTGCCGCATACGCTTCACGTAGCGCGCGACGTACTCGACGTCATTGCGACCGGCCAGCATCCACAACGATTCGAAGAAGTGGAAGAACGGGTTCGCGTTGCGCGGACCGTTCACCAGCACTCGCTCATCAGGACGCTGGTAGACCGTGGTCACCGGCTCGGGGATTCGCAAGACGGTGCCGTTGCGAGTCCCGCGCGGTACGCCAATCTCGAGAGCAAGCGACAGCCCAAGTTTCAGAGCTTCGCTCACATTTCGCACTTTCTGGACAATCATGACAATTCCTCGTTATGAATTAGACACCGGGATAGCGTGAGCGCGGACGACCTTCACCGAGGCGAACGCGTTCGTACTTGTCGAACTCGCAGAGACAGTTCTGCAGGTCCTGAGCGTGGAGCGGCTCGCCGAGCACTTCCGGTGTCCGCTCGTGCAGGCGCATCAGAACCTCGTGCCATACGTGCTCGCGCCACGGCTCACGAAGTCCTCTACCCACTACGCGATTCAGACCGCGACGACTGCCCGGACCGCTGACAGCGAAGCTCCACCAGTCTTCGGCGTGCCGCAGGTGGCTCCCTTCGGCGTACTTCACGTCGCACGTGACTTGACCGGCCATGAATCCCTTGAACCCGTTCTGCTCGATGAGCCGCTGCGAGAACCCGACCAGCGTATCGCCGGCGAATGGGCGCACTTGATGGCGCTGCTTCCACAACGGGTTGAGCACGTTCTCGATGACGTACTCAACCTTATCCTTCTTCGTGCCGTTCGTACTCACCATGTACGCTCCCGTGAATACCGCGTGTCCCGCTGCACGGAATGCGCTGATTCGAGAGAACGCCCGCTCAGGCTTCCACGGCACCGGGTACCCGATGACGTCGAGCGTGCAGGTGCGGTTGAAGACGCGAGCCACCGACATCGCGAAGAACAGATCCGGGTCGCTCGTGTTCGGGTCGCGCCAATTCACGCGAATCCATTCCGTGACCGTGTCCAGCTCGCGGAACACGTTGCAGAAACGAAAGCTCTGAAGGATCTCGTCACGAGTCCACGGTTTCGGGGCTCCGGCCGAGCGCCGCTGATAGATGGCGTGCCGCTCCTTGATGAATCGGTGGAACCGGTCGATGTTCTTCAGTGGCAGCGGCTTCATGTCACTTCCCCTTGGTCTTGGCGTGGCGCGCGGCGGTCTTCCTCACGAACTCGTTGTCGAGCTCCTCGCTGCCGAGCGTCACGCGCTTGATCATGTGCGGATACGAGCCTCCCTTGTAATCGCACGTGTCGCACATCGCGATGTTCCTGTTCTTGTTCTGGAGCATCAGGCGATACACGCCGAAGCCAGGATGCTGCCAGATCTCCGACAGCGTACGCTCCGCCACGTTGCCGAAATTCGTGGCTCCGTGATAGTCGTTGCAGCAGATGATCGCCTGTCCGGTCCAGTTGATGTTGAGCACGCGCCACGGGCGCACGCACATCTTCTCGAGCGGCTCGGTGGTGCCGCCGAGAATGTGCTCGATGTTCCCCGAGCGGTTCTGGAGCTCGAACGAGCCGAGCTTCTTCGTACCGCCGGCGATGCCGTACTTCCGCTCGACGCGCGCGATACGCACGCCACGAGGAGCGCGAGGTGCGTACGGCGAGCTCTTCTGGTCCACGCCGAGCTCCGTGAGCCAGCGCTCCACCTGATCGGCTCGCTTCCTCGCTGCCTCGACGCCGCGCGCCACCTTCTTGGGATCGCTGCCACCGTCGGCCGCCGAGTAGATGTTGCAGACCATGGTGTGAACACCAGCGTCGAACGCGTCCGCGATGTCCTTCTTGGACTTGAAGTAGTCGCAGTTCGTGCTCGTGTGGATGGTGGCGCGCGGCAGCTCGCTCGCGAAGTGCCGAATGATGTCCAGCGCGCGCGGATCGCGGAACGGCTCGTTGTAGATGAAGTTCGCCACCGAGCCCGTGTACTTCATCTCGCGCAGCTCGGCCACCATCTTCTTGATGAGGTCCCAGCTCATCTGCTCGTCGGGCCGAGCAGTGGAGAAGTTCGGGCAGAACACGCACTTGCGATTGCAGAGCGCGCTCGTCTCGATGCAGATCTGGTTGAAGATCGGAACGATCATGTCTTTGGCGACGGCGCTCACGGCATTTCTCCGAACATGGTGGCGAAGTCCTTGCGACCCTTCTCGAGCAGCTCTTCGTTCGGCGCTCCCTTGGCGTACGCCATACCCGCCTTCTTGCTCGGGCGCAGCGCCAGATCGATGAGGTGCTGCGCGCCGAGCTTCCTGTCGTACTGCTGGATCAGCTCGGTCGCGTTGCTCTGGATGCGGCGGAACTCCTTCGGCGACATGCTCATGTAGGAGTTCAGCGTCTCCGCGATCTCACGCGGAGTGCCGCCGCTGTCGATCGGCAGGTAGTGCGTACCCGGCACGAACGGTGTCTCGCGGCGCACGCCGGACAGGAAGTCGGGGACGGCGACCACGACGGTACCGGCCATCATCGACTCGACGACCACGCGGTTGAGCTGGCCGCTGTTCGCGCGCGTGGAGAGGTCCACGAGCAGCGTCGTCTTGCGCATGAGCTGGTCGCGGCGCTCCTCGGACATGGTGCCGACGTACTCGAAGTTCTTGGACGCGGTCGCGTTGTCCCAGATCCGCTTCCCGCGCATCTTCGCGGTCGCGTCGGGGTCGACCGTCGGCGTGCAGAGATAGCGAGGCTTGCACTTCTCCTTGCTCCGCATGTACCGCAGCTCGATACCGTCGCCGCCGAGCAGGACCTTCGCGTCGCGGATGTACGGAACGGCGGCGACGAGCTTGTCCACCTTCTTCCACGACTTCGCGACCTGCAAGCTCAGCATCGTGCGATCGCGCTTGCCGAGCGGCAGCGGGTTCTTGACGAGGCGCGACATGTCGTGCCCCGGCGAGATCATCGCTCGCGGCGACTTCATGCCTTTCAGCGAGTCGAACGAGCAGTGCTGCACGCCGGCCCATCCCGCGACGTAGTCGTCGAAGACGCAGCTCCACGCCTGACGCGTCCACAGATGATCGTCGTGGTTGAACGCGACTTGCGGAACACCGTGGCCGGTCAGCATCCGCGTCCAGTCGGTGGTCCCCTCGGTGCGGTTGTTCGCGAACCCGTACATCGCGATCCACACGACGACGTCGTGCTGCTGCGCATCGGCGATGAACTTGTCCACGCTCGCGCTGTTCGTCATGGAGTAGTACGGTCCCGCCCATCCCTGCACCGGATGGAAGTCGTAGCCGCTACCCTCGCCGATCGACCAGTCTTCCTCGCGGATGTTCTCGCGGTCCGGACGGCCAGTGTGCGCGAGCGACGGGATGCTGCGAACGCGCGCGAACGTCACGCTATGGCCGAGCTCCTTGAAGCCGGCCATGAGGTTCTCGCTTGAGGAGATGATGCCGCCCATGTCCTCGCCCTCCGGCACCGCGAACATGATTTTCAACTTCTTCATTTTCCCTTACTCCTGCGATAGGTGGACAACGCGTCGAACAGCCGATTCTGGACGTTACGCTTTCTCTTCAGAGCCACGACGACTGCCTCGTCAACGGTGTCGGTGGCGACAACATGGTACACGAAAATTGCCTGATGCTTGGTCCCTTGTCGATGGATTCGCTTGATGGTCTGGTCGTACAGTTCGAAGTCCCAGATCGGCGACAGCCAGATCATCGTATCGCCGGCCTTCTGCAAGTTCAACCCGTGGCCGGCGCTCTGCGGCTGCAAGAACAGCAGCGGCAGCTCGCCCGCGTTCCACGCTCGTTCGACCTCCGCGACTTGGCGCATGTTGCCGCTCAGCGTGGGAACGTCCTTGCCGAACTCCTTGCGCAGCCTGCGCAGGTCTTCGGCGAACTCGTAGACGACGATGGTCGGCTTGCCGTTGCGCTCGTCGACGAGTTCGCGCACTGCCTCGATCTTCGCGTCGTGGATGTCTACGGACTCCATCTTTCGCTTGCGAGTGTCGTCTGGGTCGGTGTCGTCGGTCCAGTACGCGAACCCGTTCGCGATCTGTCGGCACTTGTTCACCGACGACGCCACGTTCGGCGCGCGCAGCGTTCTGTCGCCGCTGACGATGCTGAACAAGTCCGCCTCCATTTCGTCGTACACGCGGCGAGCCTTCTCGGGGAGCTGCACCTTGATGTTGATCGTCGTGAGCGCGGGAAGCGTCAGGTACTCCTCCGCGCTCAGGCGCAGCACGTACGGTCGCAGCGCGGCGTAGATCTCCTCCTCAGCGCCCTCGCGCACGCGCCACGAAAATCCACCGAACCCGGTGCGATCGAAGAACTTGTTGCGATAGTGCGTGATGAACCGGCCGAGCGCGCGCCCGGTGTCCATGACGTAGACCTGCCCGAACAAGTCCAGTAGACCGTTGGAAGCCGGCGTACCCGTGAGAATCCAGCGGCGGCGAAACCGAGTCAGGTACGGTTTCAGCTTCTTGAACCGCTGCGTCTTCGAGTTCTTGAACTTCGAGCTCTCGTCGAGCACGAGCGTGTCCACGCCGAGCGCCTTCCAACGGCTCTTCGTCAAGAGCCACTCGAGACCCTCCGGGTTGATCAAGAAGACGTCGACGTCTCTACGGCGCAGCATCGCCTCGGTCTTGTCCTTGCCGTGCAGCACTGCGCAACGCAGGTGCGAGAAATCGTTCCACTTCTCCATCTCCGCCGGCCATACCAGATAGCAGACGCGCAGCGGCGCGACCACGAGCACGCGATCGAGCACGCCGGCCTCCTTCAACATGGTGATGGCCGCGAGCGTGATGCTGGTCTTGCCGAGACCCGGATCAAGGAACAGTCCTGCGGCGGCGTGCTCCACGAGCCACTTCACCGCTCGCTTCATGTACGCGCGCGGCAGCCAGTCGATCCCGGATGAGCGCGATGCCTTGTTCTTTCGTGTCGATGACATGGACGTCGTATCCGATGCGAATGAGGTAGTCGATGGTGTCTCGCTGCAACGGAGTCGGCTTCTCGCCCGGCTTCTTGAACTCGATGATCAGCGGCTTCCCGCCAGGAATCCAGAAGCACCGGTCAGGCCACGAGCGGTTCCCCATCGTGTTGAGCTTCAGGACCCGCACGCCGAGGTTCTTCGCCTCCTTGACGCACGGGTTCTCTACGTGTCGCTTCTCGCTGATGCTCATGTCAGTACTTGCACGGTCCACCCTTGGACTTGCTGAAGTCGCACCACCGACAGTAGAAGCCGGGACGCGCCACGAACTTGCGGTCGTTGAACATCGGCTTCACGCGCTTGTTCCACTCGGCCTGTCGCTTGAGCGCCGCCGCGCGCGACACGGTGACCGGTGCCTTCTCCGGGAAGCGAACTCCCATGTCGGTGTACAGGAGCTGAGAAGTGAACTGCTTCGCGTCGGGGAACTGCGTGGCACCGGCTGCGACGTACAGGTCGAGCTGGAGCAGGTACTCCTCGTTCTTCTCCTCGCGCATCTTGCCGGTCTTGGCGTCGCGGATGTGAACGACGTGGCCATCCACGTAGCCGACGTCCACCTTCACGCGGAGCCAGCAACGATCCCAGTCGTTCCACGCCACCGGGAGCCATTCGCGGTCGAATCCCCACTGCTCCTCGACGAACTTGGTCTTCTGCTTCTTCAGGAACTTGAAGTCCTCGCCTAGCGGCTTGAGTTCCGCCGGCAGCGTACGCAGCGCTCCCTTGAGGAAGTTCTCGCCGAGCTTGGCGATCTCGCCGCCGCGCGCCATGGCGGGGCTCGCGCTGGTCGGCATCTTGTCCAGATGCTTGAGCTTCGCGAACAGCGGGCAGCGAGCCCAGTCACTGTATCGGCTGAACGACCACGACGTGAAGGTGGAAGGCATCTCACTTCTCCTCGAACTTGCTCAGGGAGCCCCACGACGGCCCGAACTTGCCGTCGCTGGCCATGGGAACATCGAAGTCGACGTCGCACATCGCTTCGCGCAGAATACGCATCTCGGACTTGTGCGCTTTCGTCGGCGCGCTGATGTTGATTTCGTCGTGGACCGTCACGAGGAACCTGCCTTCCTTGCGCGCGTGATGGTAGTTGATGACAGCCTGCTTCGTGCAGTCCGCCGCACTTCCCTGAATCAGGTAGTTCAGGAGCTTGTATTCGAAGTGGAGCATACGACCATTGTGCATGATCGGCGGCTCGGTGTAGTACACGCGTCCGCCCCACGTCCTGATCGGCTGATCGGCCTTCGCGCCGCGCTTGATGCTCTCCTCGAGACGCTTCACGTCGGGCAGCGCCTTCTGGTGCAGACCACGAATCTCGCGTGCTTCTTGCACCGAGCAGCCGAGGCCGGCGGCGAGCGCGCCCGCGCCCATGCCGTAGATCATGCCGAAGTTCAGGATCTTGACGGCGCGGCGCTCCAGCGTAACGTTCGCCACGTCCTTGATGAGATCGCGAACGAAGTCGTGGACGTCGAGGCGCGGCTGCTGCTGGTATGCCTCCATCAAGCGACCGTCCTCGTAGTGACCGAGGATGCGCAGCTCCTGCTGATTGAAATCGCGGTGCAGGAACACCGAGCGATGATCGTCGGCGAGCACGTACTTCCGAATGCGAGGCAGCTCCGGCAGCGCGCGCAGGTGTCGCGGATGCACGTACCCGTCTCCCTTGTCCTCGAACGACTTCGGAATGTTCATGAAGTTCGGGCTGCACGACATGCGCCCGGTACGCGCGCCGGCACCGCTGCCGCTGTCGCTCATCTGCCGAACCTGATTCCAGTTCGTGTGGATGAAGCCTCCGTTGGCACTGGCCATCGCGAGCCACGGCTCCATGAACGTGCCGAGGCAGGTGAACAGGCGATTGCGATAGCCGAGCGCCGACGCGATGCGAGCGTCGTTGAACATGCCGGGAGTCAGGTTCTTCTTGGATACTGAGTCCTGACCGGTAGCGGTCTGCACGAAGTCGGTCACGACGCCCGAGTCGCGCAGCGCGGCGGCGACGTCGCGGTCGCTGTCGAAGTTCAGGTCGCTGGCACTGGCTCCCAGCCGCGTGAGTTCCTTGCGGAGCCACTGCTCAACGACCTGCATCGCCTTCCGGTACACGCCGATGTCGTGCTCGAGAAGAGCCACGTCGATGCGAACGCCGCGACGCTCGTTCTCGAGCAGGATCGGCATGAGCTCACGCTCGCGGTCGTACGCTGCGCCCATGCCGTTCGCCGTGATCTGCGGGAACAGCATCTTGAAGAGCTTGAGCGTGCGTAGCGTGTCACCGTTCGCGTATTCACCGACCAGGTCACCGGGAGCGAGCGAGATGTACGCACCGGCGTCCTTCTGGTTCCTGCGAATGATGCGTTGCTGCACGAGCCACTCGCTGACAGCGTCGCGCTCCGCCGGCACCATGCCGAGCAGGCGCTCAGCGGAAGGCTTCAACGACAGCGTCTTGGAGTGCGGGTCGTCCAAGAAGAGCAGGTACATCGTGTCGTGGATGCGCCGCCAGTCGCTGAGCTTCATGCCGCAGTGCGTCTGCGCCACGTCGACGTCGAACTTCGCGTTGTGGAACAGAACCGGCGCGCCGCTGCGGTCGATGTCGCGCAGCTCGCGCTTCACCGTGGCGAAGTCAGTGTTGTTCCCTTCCGGGTGAGCCCATGCGCGATAGACCGGCTTCTTGCCGGGATAGATGATGGACACGCCGACCGGGCGCGGCGGATACTTCGGCCGACGCTCGATGGCGTCGGTCTCGAAGTCGATCGTGACTACGTCGCTCGGCGCGCGCATGGTCAGATCCTCATTTCCTTGCGTTCGCGCGCGGCGCGGAGCTTCGCGTAGCGACCGTAGATGCGGATGACGAAGAGCTGGCGGTTCTCGCCGTTGCGTTCCTCGTCGAGCATCTCCTTGCACCGCTGTTCGTTCGCATCGACCAGCTCGGCGTTGATGTCACGCCACGTCTTGACCTTCTTCATGTGCTGCTCCTAGAGTGGAGCGCCCGGTGACGTACCGGGCGCTCGGTTGATGAACGATCAGCGGCGGTACTTGCCACCAGCCTTCGCCGCCGCCTTCGCCGCCGGCTTCTTGACGCCGCGCGCCTGCGGACCCGTGCGACGCGGAGCTTCCTCTTCCTCGCGCGGCTCGTACGGTGCCATGAGCGGCGTCATGACCTCCTTCTGCTTCTCCAGCAGCGCGGCCACCACGTCGCCGTCATCCAGCTCGTTCACGATCTTGAAGTTCATGTGGAACTGATGCTTCGCGTCGGGAGACAGGCTGATCTCGGTGAGCACGCCGAGCGGCGGCATGTCCAGCGTGTCCGCCACCTTCTTGACGAAGGTCGCCCAGTTCTTCACGCTGGTCGGCGGCACCTTGATGAACGCCACCTCGGCCGACTCGATGTCGTCGAGCGAGTCCTCGGGCACGAGCGCGAGGCGTCGCGTGTTCTTGCAGGCTTTCCCGCGCCCGGTGTCGGCGGAGCCGAACTCGTTCATCGGGCATCCCTTGCACGCGTCGTGCTGCGGATCGGTGGACTTCTCGTGCGGACCCATCTCGCTCTCGTTCGTGCCGAGCGCGAAGCAGGCCGGCGAGGTCGGGTTGTTCGGGTCGTATCGGTCGGTGTACAGCGCGTTCTCGATGACGTGCGCGAGGATCACGACGTTCATGCGGTTGCCGGGGATGTCCGCGCCGTTGAACTTGAGCTGGCCACCGCTCGTGCTGAAGTACGAACCACCGGTGCTGACGCTCGACTCGATCTCGGCGGCGACCTTCGCCTGCCGAGCCAGCTCTTCCTTCCACGCGACCATCGCGGTCCCGGTCTTCTTGCCCGCCTTCGCGGGGACGCTCTTCTTCGCTGCCATGTTCATTTCCTCAGTTGATGGCTGATCAAGCCGTTGTGCTCTAGAGCTTCGTCACCGAGACGGTGGTGACCTTGAACGTTCCCACTCCCGGCACCGTCTTGCCGTCTTCCCACCGCTCCTTCACCGCTCTCTTGTTGAGCGCGCGATTGAGCAGGTCGAACTCGCCCTTCTTCTTCAGGTTCGCGTAGAACTTGTCCCAGTCCTGCACGACGGGCTCGTCGCGCGACTCCACCTTGACGTTCGCGACCTTGCCGGAGATGCCTTTCGACTGCGACTTCGGCAGGTTCTTGATCAGGTGGTCCTTGATCGCGGACTCTTGCTCTTCCAGCTCCTCGATCTGCGCGCGCAGTGCGTATCGCTGATCGCGGAGCTTGTAGAGCATGTCTGCGCACGCGCCGAGCGTCTTCGGCAGCGTGACCTTCTTCTCACTTGTCTTGCGTGGCATTGGACTTGACTCCGGTGATGTTGAGCTGGCCACCGCGGATCGCGACGAGTGCCGCCGCGCCCACGTTCCCGAGCATGTAGATGAATGACAGCGCGATGAGGAGCCAGAGCATGTTCTCGCTCAGGTGGTTCGCCATCTCCAACGCAGCGCCGAGCGTCGGGTAGATCAGCGCGATGCGGTACTTCCGCGAGTCGAACTTGCCTTCGCCAGTCTTGATGTCGTCGCTCATGACATGTCCCTCGGATCACGCCAGCCAAGGAACGTCGGGAATCGCGGCTTCTCCTTGGAGCCCGACGGGAAGTAGCGGTATTTCACGACGCGGCCGACGAGCTTCTTGCGGTGCTGCCAGTACACCTCGCGGTCGGCGTCGTCGAACCCGCTGCCGATGGCGAACTGCACGCCGGTCTTGACGTCCTGAACGTGCAGCGCGCCGAGCACGCCAGCCGGCACCTTCCCGTCCTTGTGCGAGGAGCGCTTCATGCGGCCGAGCTCGTCGAGCTTCCTGTCGTTGTGATTGCGCATGAGCTCCTCGGCGCGCAGCACGACAGCCTCGCCGTCAAGGAATCGCTTGAGCTTCAGCAGCGAGCCCTCGTTCAGCGTGGAGCGGCCGAATTTGTACGGGCCGAGCGTCGCGCGCAGCATGGCTCCCTCGAAGCCTCGCTCGATGAACAGTGCCTCGGCATCGAGCAGCT